GGATTGCAGAAGACATGAAGTGCAAATTTATTCGTCATGATCCGACGAAGATAGGCGGTAATTTTGAGGCCTACATCAACAGAACGCAAAGCGTAAGAATCCCCGGTACTGATATGTGCCTTGTTTGGGTTCCCAATGGAGGAGATTGGAAGGATTTATCCCGTTATTTACCTTTGACACGCTTCACTTCAGCCCCTGCTCGTTTTATATTTAAAGCAGAGGAAGGTGAGATAGTCAAGCAAAATGGTAAACCACCTCGAGTCAAAATGGTGTGTGGACCTGTTAGTTCCGCTGCTGGAGACTATTATGGCGCTGAATATGCATTGCCTTTTAAGTCTTTTCCGGGTTTGTGTATGGCACCACTTGTCACGGAGACACGGGGCCCCACCATTGGAGGGTTTCACTTGGCCGGCCGCAATGGTCGACCTTTTGGTGCTAGCGGTTTATTACTTAAAGGGCAGTTTGACGATGCGCTTAACGAATTGCGCGAATGTCCTGGAGTGGTTTTAGCCAAGAGTTCCGGAGTGATTCCAACTCAATTATATGGTGTTCAGTTTTACCAAGGTGATGACGTCCATCCTAAGAGTGCCGTTAACTTCCTAGAACATGGAAGTAACATTAAGTATTATGGACAAGTCACTGGTAGGGCTACCTACCATTCCGAGGTGGAAACTTCAGTTATATCCAAGGAAGTAGAGGAAGTCATGGGAGTTCCCCAAAAATGGGGACCTCCGAAGTTTAGGACTGGATATCCATTCCAAGCCTCCCTGGTATATTCTGCCAAGCCATCATGTGGGATCGAAGGATCATTATTGATAAGAGCCGCTGAAGATTACAAGCGCGACATCATTAAATGCATTCGTCGCTTTCCATCCCTCAAGAAGGACATACGCCCTCTTTCAGAGATGGAAACTGTGTGTGGTATAGATGGTAAGAGATTCATCGACAAGATGCCTCCTAATACATCCGTGGGTTTTCCATTATCTGGAGCCAAGTCGAAGTTTTTAACTCTACTTGACCCAGCCGATCACCCAACACACCAGTGTCCAGCCGAGTTGGATCCTATGTTTTGGAAGGAAGCTTATAGGATGGAGGAGCTCTATGTTCAAGGACAAAGAGCTTATCCCATTTTTAAAGCATGCCTGAAGGACGAACCAACCAAGCTCGACAAGGATAAGGTGCGGGTTTTTCAAGGAGCCCCTATGGCACTTCAATTACTGGTACGCAAGTATTTCTTGCCTGTAGCGCGAAGTCTTTCGATGATTCCTCTTGTATCCGAATGTGCTGTGGGTGTTAATTCATCAGGTCCCGAATGGGACCAGTTGGCTAAACACATGCGGAAGTTTGGATTGGATAGAATACTAGCCGGAGATTATAGCAAATATGATTTACGGATGTCAGCTCAACTCATGTTCGCTGCGTTCCGTATTTTAATTGATATTGCCAGATCCGAAGGCGAGTACTCTGAACGAGACATACTAGTAATGGAAGGTATTGCCACTGATATATGTTATCCTCTCATGGCATATAACGGTGATCTGATCCAACATTTTGGGTCTAATCCATCAGGCCAAAACTTGACTGTGTACATTAACTCTATCGTCAATTCTTTATTGATGAGGTGTGCTTTTTTCGAAATTGTACAGCCGAAGAGCAAGGTACGATTTCGTGATGCATGTTCCTTAATGACATACGGAGACGATGTTAAGAGTTCTGTGAAGAAAGGTTATGACCAGTTTAATCATATTTCTGTTGCGGAGTTTCTTAGTGCTCGTGATATGAAATTCACGATGCCTGACAAGGAGTCTACTCCAACGCCCTATATGGACGATGCGGATGCGGATTTCTTAAAAAGGAAGAACATTGAAAACCCTGAATTGGGGTTGACGTTGGGAGGGTTGGATCCCGACTCCAATTTTAAGAGTCTACATGCTAATTTGCGTTCCAAGGCCGTCACTAAGGAACAACAGGCTATGCAGAACATAG